CTCCGGACGTCGGCTTCGGCTATGTCCGCGTAATGCGGGCGACCGGAGACAGCGGCGTCGTGACCAGCTATGAAGGCTGGTGGTACTACAAGATCAAGTTCGGCGTTTCCAGCGAGGAAACCCGGACCAAGGAGCAGACCATTGAGTGGCGGACGCCGACGCTGAGCGGTATCGGATCCGGCGTCGTGCTGGCTGCGGACGGCAAGGTCGTGTATGCGGTGCATAAGACCTTTGCAACCAAGGCGGCCGCGATCGACTGGGTGGACGGCAAGGCCGGCCTCTGATGCGCTGCGCGGAGGCGGAGGGCGTGCGTGCTCTCCGCTTCCGGCTTTTTTCGATAGCGATGAAGGAAGGAATGAAGGAACAATGGCGGAGATTATGCTGAAGGGGCGGCGGGTGCCGCTTTTATATACTGTGCTGGAAATGAAGACCGTCCAGGAGGAAATCGGGCCCCTGGGCGATTTGCAGTATACGCTTTTCGGGCGGGACAGGGATGATCCGGAAAGCACGGCAAAATACGCCGGGCCGGAGCATCTGGACGCCGTGGCGAAGATGATCCGGATCCTGGGGAACGCCGGGCTTGAGGAGAGCGGCGAAAAGCCGGATCTGACCGACCGGAAGGTGCTTCGGGCCATGCGGCCGACGGATCTGGCAGAGGCGGTGAACGCCTGCGTCGCCGCGATGAACGAGGGCATGGCCAGCGAGGTCATCGCCGCGGACGATCAGGATCAGGGGCCGGTCGACGTGGTGCTTGAGGAAATGAAAAAAAAAGAAGCGACGGGCGGATGACATATCTGCTGGTGGTCAGCTGGGGGCTGATCGCCGGGCTGAGCCTTGCGGAGATCCACAGGATGCGGCCCGGGGCGGTGTATGACCTTTTCATCTACCGCCGGAAGTATGACGATCAGCAGCACATGCTGGTAAGGGAGTGAGGAAATGGCTGGCGTAAACGTCAAGATGGGGGTCTCCGGGGTCTCCGCATTCAAGAAGGGCATCAATGAGAGCAAGCAGGCCGTCAAGACATTTGACGAAGCTCTGAAACTGAATGAGGCCCAGCTGAAGGCCACCGGCGACGCGGAAACCTATCTGGAGAACAAGTCGAAGCTCCTGGGCCAGCAGATGAAGGCGCAGCAGCAGGTGGTCAAGCAGGCGGAAGCGGCCCTGGAACAGATGAAGCGGAACGGTGTGAGCGCTTCGTCCACGGAATTCCAGCGGATGCAGCAGCAGGTCATGCAGGCCCGCACCAAGCTGATGGAGATCAAGGGCTCCATGGAGGGCGCGGGCAGCAGTGCCAAGGACCTCGGGGATAAGATCGGCGGTACCGGGAAGAATGTCGCCGGGGACAACGTGGCCGAGGGCATCGGAAAGATCACCAGCCAGCTGGAGAGCGGGGCCAGGGCGGCGGTGAATTTCGGCAAAAAGCTGATCGCCAGCGCCAAGGGCAGCACCGGGCTGGCCGATGAGATCAAGACCACCGTGGACCAGTACGAGGACATGGGGCTGACGGCGGACAGCTATCAGCGGATGGTCAAGGTGGCGGAGTTCATTGACACACCGGTGGACGCAATCCTGACCGCACGGAGCCGGATGGCCAAGGCGCTGACCACAGACAAAGGCGTCAAGAACATGGAGGAGGTCCTTGGGATCACACTCAACGGGCAGAGCTCTGTGGATCTCTTCTGGGAGACCGGCGAGGCCCTGATGAATATGGGCGAGAGCTTCGATAAGGAAGCCGCCGCACAGAACCTTTTCGGGCGGAGCTGGCGCGAGCTGAGGCCGCTGTTTAAGGCCGGCCGGGATGAGTATGAAAAGATGCTCTCCGAGCAGAATGTGCTCACGGATGAACAGGTTGAAAAGCTCGGGAAGGCCGATGACGCCATCAAGAGCATGGAACAGGAAATTGAAACGCTGAAGGCCAAGTTCTGGGCGGAGAATGCTGATACCATCACGAGCCTTTTGGAGTGGATGGTGGATAACAAGGACGCCGTCGTCACCGCGTTGGGTGCGATCGGCGTTGCCTTCGGCGGTCTGAAGATCGTGGAGATGGGCGCGAATATCGGAAAGGTCGTCGATGGGATTAAAACCCTGATGAACATCGGAGGCGGCGGCGGCGCGGGCGGCGGCGTGGGCGGCGTTGCCACCGGCGTCGGCGGGGCGATAAAGACCGCACTGGCTGCGGGGCTGAAGGCCGCGGCGCCTGCCCTAGGCGTGACCGCTTTGGCGTTGACGCCGGCAATTCTGGCACAGAATGCCACGTGGGCCGAGAGCGAAAGCCAGCGCCAGGCACGGATCGGCGCGGTAGGCACGTCGCAGAGCGCAAACGCCGAGTTCGTACGGAAGGCAGCGGAGGCCGTGACTATCCGGAACGGCGCGAATGCGGACTTCGGGGCCATGGAGGCGCTGCTGATGGGGCTCAGCTCCCGGAAGAACCAGCAGAAGGCCGAGCTGTACAACGTGCTGCAGAACGCTGCGCCTACGGCCGGGAGCAATACGTGGGGCCTGCTGAACCGCCTGTGGGGCGGCGAAGCGATGGACTCGGCCACCATACACGAAATGCTGGAGAACATCACCGATGCCTTTGCGGCTGCGGAGAACAAGGTGCAGGTGCCGGTTGAACCCGCCGTCGAGGACGGGGCAGCTGAGGCCATCAGCCAGGAGATCGGCGCGGTGCCGGTGACGGTTATCCCGCAGATCGCCGGCTTCGGCAGCCATGCGAACGGGCTCCCCTTCGTCCCATTCGACGGCTATATGGCCATGCTGCACCGCGGGGAGCGCGTGATGCCGGCGCGGGATAACCGGCAGTACACCTATAACAGCAATACGTATTTCGGGAACGTGAATTTGAACAACGGCCTGGAGATCGACCGGCTGAGCGAGAGCATCGCCAGGCAGAACCGGAAGACGCAGCGCGGGTTCGGATCATAAGGAGGCTGACGGAGAATGGCGGCACATTGGTTTACGTTTGCGGGCACCGACAGCCGGAATATGCACATCTTGGTGCCGGACAGGATCCCCGTGATCCGGCCCGAGGAACGCGTGGAGCACGTGACCATCCCAGGGCGCGCTGGAGAGCTCACCCAGGTCGAGGGCGACGATATTTACAATTCATACATTCAGACGGTCCGGATCTCCGTGCTGGGCCGCGAGTACATCCGGCCGGCGGAGAGCTGGCTGCGGGGTGAGGGCATGGTTACTTTCAGCTGCCAGCCGGATCTGCAGCAGCATGCGCGGATCATCAACGCGGTGACTTTCGAGCAACACAGCCGGAATCTGGATATCTGGCACGGAGATCTGCAGTTTTATTGTGACCCGTGCAAGCGGTTGATCACCGAGGGCGACAGTTTGATCACAGAGAGCGGGACGGCCATCACCAATCCAGGCAGTATGATCGCGCTGCCGCTGATTGTTATGCACGGCAGCGGGCGCGTCACCCTGCGGATGGGCGGTAACTCGCTGGTGATTCCGTCGCTGACGGACGGGTGGATCCTCGACGCGGAAAACAAGTGGATTTTAGGCAGCAATGGGCGGCCGCTGGCGGGCGTCTGGAGCGGGGAATTGCCCGTGCTGCCGGTCGGCGAAAGCCTGATACAGTGGACGGGCGGGATTACAAGCCTTGTGATTACTCCGCGATGGAGATTTTTGTGATGTGATGGAGGTGGCGGCAGCATGATACAGCTATACCCTAAGGGACAGACCGATTTCAGCGTCAGCGGGATCGAGCTGCAGCCGCAGGAATCAAGCGTAACCTGGGCCCAGAATGGCCGGTATGATTTCAGCATGATTATCCCCCGCGAAAAATGCGAGGGAATTACTTTTGATTATGGCATGATCATCCGAGCCAGCGTGCCGGAGGAGGAAACAGGGGACATCCACCTGGGGACGGTGAGCTATTACACCGTCAATGCGGATGAAACGCCGCTGTATTCCAAGCTGCCGAGCCGGGTCCGGGCCAGCTATGACAACTGGACACCGCTGCGGTCGTACACGGCCGGGGACAAGCGGACGTATGATAAAAAAAACTGGCAGTGCCGAGTCGGCCACGGCGGGCGGGGCGTGCCGCCCCCTGACGGCAATCTGTGGACCCAGATCTCCGACTATCGGGGCGTGCCGGGGGAAGCCGCGGGAACCGCGACGGCCGGGCCGCCGACCCGTGCGACGC